GACCTACTGGAGCGAGTGCTTGGTGGGTCAATTCGGTCAAGCAACTCATCTATGGGACCGTCGTAGTCTCTTATTATCTCCTCAAAGCGTCCTCTTGCGCGTTCTGGGTTATCTGGTGAAGCAACAATGCCGAGCCAACGCGCAGCAATCTCCATTAGGTTTGACCGAATAAAGACTTCCCTGTCTTCGTCGGTAAGGCTTTCTAAACCAGGCAATTGTCGTAATTTATTCCAAGAATCCTTATCGCGGGCAAGCGAAATCAGAGCAAGAATGTTCCCCCACTCACTGTGTCTATCAAATGTATTCCCTAGTGCGAAATGGCCCATAATGTCGTGAAGCATTGCGAGTGGTGAGACCAAGTAATTACTTAATTCACCATGAACCTCCGGCACCCCATGTGGGTCTGACATCAGTTGTAGATATCCATGGATAAAGAAGTCATTATTTATCAGTTGCTTAGCAATTTTTGCACGCTCATTGCGCGGCACTTTTTCCAATTCCGGAATAACATAGTGCTTAAGAAGCATCGCCGCTATCTCGTTAGTTCGTACACTTAATGCCACATTTACTGATGGCAACTGTTCTTTTAGATGTTCTCTGTATTTTTTGTTAAAAAATTCATGGAAGGGGAGTTCTTCCCCATCATCGAAGGGGCGCGCAAGCCGAGGCTTTTTCCTACCTTCGGGGTCTTTGATAAAAATAGAATCAAAGAATTTATACCAGCGTCCATACTTCTTGCGTGGCTCTGCCTCGTCAAAAATCGATAGAATCGTCTCGCTGTTTAGAATTTCCGTATCGTGATAATCTCTATCACCGGGGAGCAAACGTCGCAATACCGTGTTCGTTGGCATCCTTAGAGAAATTGTTCCGTCGTCATGTACTCGTAGTTCTGAACCTTTGATGATTTCATCAATAGTCATATTGATATCTGGGTGAGACTCAAAACCGTCAATAAGTTTTTCTCGTCTAAGGATTCCCGAACGTTCGCGGCGACCCATTGATTGCCAGTCGTCTCGCATGGCTCGCAGGTTCATTATCAAGTTAGAAACTTGATTTTTGATACGCTTCTTTTGGTCGTCTGTCCAATCGTTGGACTCCAAAAAGCGCTTTTCTAATTCGTCACGAAGGTTTTGCCAGAATTGATTATCGCTAATGGCATCATCATCCAGGTCTCTTTCGCGAGCGTCCGTTGGCTCAAGGACTTCTTCAAGGGGAATGCGTTCCCTAATGCTTCGCGTACTTCGTACTACACGACCGGCATTCGGACCTGGGCGCACAGATGTATCAATTGCACTATCAACTTGAGCATTGCTTGCAACGCCCACAGTTGAGTCTTTATCAATTCGCGAGACAATTTCTTGTAGTTTGTCCTGACTAAAAGAGATGTTGGCATTACCAGCACGCCGTTTGCGCTCAATTTCCTCTGAATCACCCTCGGTAAGTTTTGCAACGGACTTTGCAATGCTGCGTGGAACGATAAACCTTGGGATAATGGGCCTCTCGAGGGGTAGGCCTTCAAAAACAATTCCATCATTATCAGCATCCACACGTCCTGTGACGTCGACAAAGGACATCCCAGGGGGAGCGGCACGAAGGCCACCGCCAATACGTTGGCCGAGTTTGCCTCCCAGTGCTTTAGATTCGGCGTCTAGCCCTAACTCAGTAAAGCCGGGCACTATTATTTTTTTGAACCACCAGCCTGGCCGTAGAGAACATCATCAATTGTCAGCGCAATATTCTCTAGTGCAGTGATTGCTTCTTGGGTGAGGCCATTGGAGATATGAATGCCCTGGTGGTCAACCTCTGCATCTAGACGGTGATAGTCAATTACTGGGTCAAGCAAACTCTTTACATGAAATGCCTCTTCCGGCGAGCAAAGAACCGTAAAGACCTCTTCCTCTACTGGGTCCTGCTTTGACCCGGCAATACCCTGCAGCAGGTTAATCGCTTGTTGCAACTTTTCTGCTGGCGGCATAGTGCCACTCATTGCCACATCAAGAATAATGTCGGCCGCCTCGTCCATTTCCTGGTCTAGTGACTTTCCGCCAGATGAGAGGAACATCATTCCGGTAGGCATGCCCGAGCCTGGTTTAACGCTCATTGGCATTGATGGCATTTGTGATGGGATTACAACTGGAGCCGACGGCATCGTGCTCTGCTCATTCCGCATGCCGATTTTCTCCGGTTTGCCGAACATGTATTCGCCCGTTTCTTCTTCACGATGATATGACAGACGGTAGGTAACGGAGTTTCCATTTCCTGCATCACGATTAAACGTAACTGAATTTTCCGTTGCATGAATAATGTCTAGTGGTAGGCGTGACCGGCTCATCAGTTCCATCGCAAGGGCATTGCGCGCCTCATCGGGGAGAACACGAGCCTCACCTTCTCCAAAAATGTCCTCACGGCCCTGCTGACGCTGCTGTGATGGGGCAGATACTTGGCGAATAATTGGCGGTAGCACTGGGCGACCAACAATCGCTGGTCCGCTAGGCATTCCCGGCATGTGGGACATGTGTGGCATGGGATTTCCACACTTTTCTGCTTCATCACTTTTTACAGAGATGGTTCCAGTGAGTTGGTTTGCTCCGTGGAGAACTGGACTAACCTCATACAACTCGACTTCATGAAGGATATTTGCCTGTGTACCGGGGTCAAACGTGGCATTGAGCGTCTTGTACCCAATACTCCACTCTTGCTCCTGACCAAAGAAGGCAACACTAGCAAATGCCTCACGACCTTTTTCTGTAGCCAAGTTAAATTGGACCTTGGCAAAGAGTCCCCCAACACCGGCTTGCTTCATCTTCATGGGCAAGCGTGGGTCGCTGGCTGGAACTTCATAGATTTCAAGAACTTTGCCAATGGGGTCATTCCAACTATGCCCCCAAACCACGCGTGGCTTGCGGCGCTTTAGACTTTCAGTAAAGGCACCCGTAGCAACTACGTCACCAACAGAGTCCTTATTTCCAACCGCAGCCACGAAGCACTCAACAATTCCCTGTGCTTCATCAATGTTAATCTGGCCATTCAGTGCCTTGAAACTAATTTGGTCTGTAGACATACTGCTCCTAACGACATCCTCAATAATAGTTCTACCTGCTGTTTGCTGGTGCAACTAGAGGCGATTAGATGGAGTTTCAGTAAAGAAATGTTGCTGACTTTACTGAAACTATGGGCGACTAAATTCCCAGGCTCGACGTGCTTCGCCAGAGGCAATTCGTGGTCTCGTATTAGCGATGGCGTCAATGAAGATGGACGTCACGGAAGAACGTAGTGCTGAAGTGCGGGCGGACTCATCTTGGATTCCGTACGAGTTATAAATCGCAGAACTAACCTGTGAATGAATATTGTCAATAATTTCTTTGATTCGTATCATCTGGGAATCAATGTTAATGACAGTGTCCTGTGCTGCAGGAATATTATAGCCATCAGATTTTTCTGAATACAGTGCTTGTGAATCGCGGATAATTGTTGAGAGGACGGGCTTAATGTCTTCATCAAGTTGTTTGTACCAAATTTCACGAGAGAAAACTGAATCAACATCAAGTGAGCCCTGCATTAGTGACTTGCGGGATTTTTGACCACTCATTTTTTCCAGAACGACTCTCTGCATCCGCTCAAGTACTCGCTCAATCCCTCGGTCCAGAATTTCCGTCCACCTAGAAAGTGAAGTTTCACTAGGGTCATCCTTGGTCAAAATCTCAGAACTTACGGCGCTCATCATGCCCATGCCCTGGGGCGCCCCTCCAGGCATTGGCTGTTGTGGCGCTGCCCCACCCATGGCCTCCATAGCCATTGCTCCAGCCATTGTGGTTGGGTCAGGCGGAGCACCGGCTGCCATATCTGGCGGCATTGCTGCCATGTCGCCACCTGGCATCCCCGGGGGCATACCCGGCGCCCCTGGTGGCATTCCTGGTGCTCCTGGTGGCATTCCTGGGCCACCCGCTCCCGGCATTGGCATTCCTGGCTGTGCGGGTGCCATTGGCTTCTTGGTGTTGGCAATTGGGGTGAGGTTGGGGTTCATGAGGAGGCTGTCGGCCAAATCTGCCTCGACGTCCTTGCGACCAGTCCCAGTTCTGTACTCGTTGACAGAAATCAACCCAGCACGCAGTTCCTCTAGCAAGTATCTCTCTACTTCCTGTTTTGCAATAATTAGAACAGGAACAGTGGATGTATCGAAATCAACGTAGTGCTCGGGGTCAAGTTCATCAAAGGCGCGGGCAAGTACCTCAAGATGCGGGGACATTGTCTCGTTCCAGAAAACACGAATTTCTTCACTAGCATTCGAGAACGTTCTGCCTGCGGCATTACCAATTACTGATTCCGGAACGCCAAATGAGGAAAGGATTTCTTCTTTGGTAATTTGGCGCATCTGGATATAGGCGGCATCTCGTGGATTCGATGAAGTATCAACAAAGTCAACGCCATCATCGGCAGAGATGACGGTCGTTTGACCAACGCGACCTAGATTTCCCCTAAATCTATTGCGTAGTTCGTCCTTGTCATCATCATCAATTTCGCCACGCAAAACAAGTAAGCCGCCAGGTCGCCCATCATTAAGTAAGTAGTTTCTGTTATACAACTTGGCAAGGTTCTCAATTTCAATGGCGATACCCGCCGACTCCATTGGCGTAAGCGAGAGGTAGGGGTCAATGGGGTGTGGTCTGCGAATCCAGCAGACGTCGTCTGGCTTCATAATGACCTTGTCACCATTGGGCATCAAGACTTCGTACCCGGACACAAATTTTTTAGGGTCGGGGATTGGGGATGTTGACTGCGGTGGTAGGAGGTTTAGTCCAATAACCCCACCGTCGCGTCCGCGAACCTTCTCAATGAACACCCCGCGTGTGCCAAGGAGTAACTGCGATGAAACTCTATATCTGAATATGAATGAGTTTTCACCAATATTTGATTTAGTATTTAGAATGTCAAGCAAACTGCTGTTTTTTGCTGCTTTACCCTTGACAATCATCCCTTCTGGAGAGTTGTCTTTACGCAAAATGATTGGTAGCCGTGCCTGATTGCCAGCAATGGCGTCAATGCAACGCGCTACCCACGTGACCTTCTGCATACCCTCGCGGTACGCTCGCTCAATATCCCACGGGTCGCGATATCCTTTGCCCACATAAGCGGAGTTTTGCGCGACTGTTCCACCAGGTCCAAATGCAGACTTCTGCCCCTGGTTGTCAAGTGACTTATTGTCGGTTTTGTTCCAAGCCATAATTAATCAGAGCCCAGCAGATATCCGTATATTCCGCAATTTACACCTGCCACGATAAGGGCCAAAGGGGGCA